ATTCTTGAGCTGCATTAACTCGCTCTTTGATTTCTTCGATGATTTTGTCATCACGCTTAACCGTAACAGTTGTAATGCGTTTTGATTGTGGTATTTGCTCCACTAAATCAATGTACCGTGTCGGGTCGTCATAGCTTGATAATTGGTCATAAGGAGTGGGGAGGAGGACAAAGTCAATTTGAGCCTCTTCACAATCCCATAGCCACATATAACCTTGCATTTGGATTGTATAACCGGATTTCTTAGCTTTTTCTTCCGCCTCGTCTGTAAAGAAAGGGTGCGAGCCAATATCCCACGAGCATTTTGTATCAATGATCAGCTTTCTGGTCGGAACGTAAATATCACATTCACCAGTAATCCAATCGTTTTCCCGTCTTTCTTCATTTTTCTTTAACGCCAACCCACGCTTGCGACCGCTTAATTTAATAGCCTGTTCTTCAAGTGCAATGCCTTTTTCGGTATACTTGTTACCCTCAAAATCTTGATAGCCAAATAGGTCATATTTAACTATCTTTCTTACCGCACTTTTAGCTGTGGCAGATATACCGCCACCGCTTTTCGGTTTAACCATTAAATCAGCAAGCCCAGAGCATCTAGCCTTCAGTTTGTACATTTCCATTCTCAACCGCCTCTAATTCCGCAATCTGCTCTTGACTAAACTCATAAGCACCACTATCGCACAAGTCTTGTAGAGTAGTTTCACCGTTGATAATGCTTTGCTTGCAGTTGTTAAACGTTTCATCATCTACAACTGCTACAAATTCGGCATTTTGAATATTGTCGGTGTAGTTGAACTCTTGATTTTCCACATCTTTCACAACGGCTTGGTCGGCTAATACTGCTTGTTGCATCTCAACCGATAATGGAGCTTGTTTTGATAGTAGTAACTTAGTTACGGTTTTTAATGCCATCGCCTCAAAATTGTCATGCCATACGCCAAAGCCTTTCTTAAATGTCTGACTGTAACGTTGAGCGTGTTTAACGATGTCATCGTGGCTCATATAAAGCTCGGCAGAGAAGTTATTCGCCAAAAGGAAATAAGCGTAATATCCGATTGGATTTTCGTCTTTTTCAGGCTCTTGCTCCCAATCAAACTCAAATCCGTTTATAAAGTCTTTTTTGAGCAGTTGTTTTTTATATACTGGCAAAGCCACCAGTCTTTTAAATTGCCCAGAGCGTTGAGCAAGCTGAATAAACCCCTTATATCCAATTTGGAATTGAGCCTCTACTTTTCGCTCTTTGTTATTCTTAAAGGGCACGATATAGGCAAAACCTAGCCCGTTTTGAAGTGGTAGGTTAAGCGTTGCCGCCATACAGGCAGCGTTAAAAATGCTCATTGGGTCTGCTGTCTTAAGCATTGAGTTACTGTTTGCGATTTGCATTACGCTTGTCGCAAAGGTGGCCGCATTTTTTCCGACAAGCTCTTTAATCTTATTTTGAACATTCGCACTTTCAAAAAATGTTTTAAGCGCAGGTGGCTGTTTATTTTGTTGATGTTGGACTTGGTTTGTCATCTCGCCCCTCCATTAATCTGGGTCATAATCATTCATTCTTGCGTTTAATTCACGCTCGGCAATTTTCTTAATCGCCTCTTGTCTATAAGGCTCATAACTTGCACCGCTACCAATAGCAAGCCAGAAATTATCGTTATCACACAACATTTCTGTGAGTTCGTGATAATGCGTTTGGTCGCCTTGTTTTAAACCATTGTCAATTTCCGTGGCGACTTCATCTAAGGCGATTTCATAGCCTGCCTGCCAATCAACTTCACATTGGTGAGCTGCATCGAGTTGATAGTAGTAATCATCGCTTGGTTTCATTGTTTTACTCCTGGCTCATTGATTTCAATCTAAAGTGATGTCTTTCGCAAAAATCAATACGATGTTGGCAATACTCGATATTCTTTTGCACTGCGGCATAGCGTTTAGCGTCAGCCCAATTCTTTGCAGCCTCAAGGTAATGACCTTTCTTTTCTGCTTTTACTGCCGATTCTGCGTAGGTTTTGTAAGTCAGTCTCATTATTTACTCCAAGTGCGGTTAATTTCTGCTTGTTTTTGCTCGACATAACGATACATATCAGCATTGACTTGTGGGGTGAGATTTGCTTGATAGATGCCGTTTTCTTCACGCCATTGCTCTTTAGCTTTCGCTCGTGCCTCTTGTTGGATTTGTTGGCTTAGTGTGTTGTCGTGCCAGTCGGTAGGCTCGTTTGCAAAACAGTAGGCGATACCGCCAATTAAAAAAGCGAGGGCAAAGGCGATAGCTGTTTTACAAAGAAATGGAATGGTTTCAGCGAATACATCAGTAAATTTTTGCATTTTTGTTTCCTTTTTCGTCAATTTAGTGAATTTAGGGTGTAACAATCCGCCGCACGGATTTCTTGAGGAGAAGTGCGGTCGGATTCTTCGTTGTTTTAGAAGTCGATTTTGACTGCTTTTGGATTAAAGCCTCGCAAGTGTTCCAATACACGCCAGTTTGTCATTTTGTCGATGTTAAAATCACTTGTGATACGGTTTAAGATTTGATTGGTTGAGCGTAGCACGCTTAAATATTCGTAAGCCTGTCCGTAGATTTGCGAACTCATGTTCGAGCCTAAAACGTTAAAGGCTTTTTCGATGTGCTGAAATGTACCGACGCCACGTTTAAAAGCGAACCATAACCAAGCAAGCTGTTGAAGTTCGTACTCGGTAAATTCAAAGGTGAATTTCTTTTCGGGTTCTGGCAATGCAAGCTGTTGCGGTTGCTTGCGGTGCATTGCCATAAACGCGCGGAGCACCACCAAATGAAACTGTGGGCTGATCCACATGGCATAGGCAATGACAAGCTCCTCGCAAGCGTAAGTGCCGCCGTTGGTGCCACGAATAATTTTTAAAGCGTGTTGGTTGTCTTTTTCGATTTCGGCAATGAGTGCTTTTGTGGTATCAAGACGCACAAAATTAGATGGTTGATGTTTTGATTTTCCGCCACTGGCAATATGTAGATCGTTTAATGCGTAAAGATTTTCAAAAGTGCGGATAGATTGGGTTAAGATTTGTAAATTTGACATTTTTTATGCCTCTGGATTTTTAGTTTAGTGTATCGTCTAACCGTAGTAGGTTAGACGGGCTTCAACTACCGAATCCAGTCGGCGGAGCTTATTCCCCGAAGGTATTTTATTTGGCTCTCTCGACCCGTCCATTGTAAATCCTCAGATCTGAGGATTTTATAAATCTACAGATCTGTAGATTTAAATTTTAGGCATAAAAAAACCGCTATGCTGTCGGGTGCGGATAACCGCTGGATTTAAGTAGTACGGTTATCTTAATCATAGACATAGCGGTTGTCAAATTAATTTTTTGTTTCTGGTACAAAGTTTCCATTTACAGCATTTAGTGTGCGATGATAAGCATCATATAGCATTGTATAAGCCATATCAGCCTGTGCATTTCGTTCACTTTTGCTTAATTTTGTTAAAACCTCATTTACGGATTCTAAAGAAGAAAGTAATTTATCTTTCGCTGTTAGATCTCCTTGTGCTTGAGCTGCTAGCGTTGTAATTCCTACGCAAGCATTTAACGCTAATTGAACTGCAGAAAATTCTTTGATTTCCATAATTTTGCCCTGTTTCAGATACAAAAAAAGCCACTTAATTGTGGCTACCGACTTTCTGTTGAAAGTGAGAATATCCTAAATGATTGGGCGGTGGGTGTCAATACGGTTTTTTAACGAGAACCGAAAAACTCGCCTTGTTGCGTCTTACTTCAAACAAGGAATATAATTGTTGCGTCTTACTTCAACAATTACAGGAATTTATTATGTGGGAAGCGTTAATTACTTCCATCTTTTCCATCCTCAAATCTCATTTTGATGAGGTGATTATGCGTATTACAACGTGGTTTTTGTCGTTTATTCTTTGTTGGTTGCTTATTCCTGTTCATATTCAGATTGAGCTAATGGCAAGACCACTACCTGCTTTACCTGATTATGCTCTGGTTTACCTTTTCTACTTGGTTGCCGCAACTAGCTTTTGGCAAATGTTCTTCATCTTGTTGGATGTTGCAGCTCTTTTGCTCGAAAAATTTTTCAAACGTGGAAGCGTTGAGCCACAATCCGAGCGGGTTAAGGTTGATCGCAAGCAAAAAGATTAAGCATTCTTTGAGTTTCATTACGCCCTCCTTAAGGGAGTTAAAAAAGCCCTCGTTTTACGGAGGGCAAATAACCAAAGGAACCAAGTTATGAAATCGATAGTGCCTGATTTTTTGTCCCCGCTCACAGGCTTTGCGTAACACGTTCACGC